CATAATCTTCCAAGCCAGTATTTTTTCCATGTCAAACCTCTATGTTTAACTTCGTTCCCTGCGGACGATCCGCATTAGTCTTGCGCCCAAACCTATCATAACTTTCCTGTAAGTCCAATCGTTGCTTTACAAGAGCCTCTAAATGGCTGTGGTTGGCCCGGTGTTCTTTTTCTACCCTCTGCTCCACAAGATGCGTTTCTATGCGCTCACGGGCCCGCGTTTGGGCGTGTATGTCGCTTCCTACATTAAAAGGAGAAGAGCCTACTCCTGAAACCCCGTCTGCCATCAGATGCGCCCCTGCTTGGCTAAAATTATCACAATCGTAATACCCAGCATTATAGAAACAATTATAACCGCTCCGCCATAAATAACTATACGCTCAACCAACTTGGCCTTACGCTTCCTTTCCGCTTCCGCCTTCGCCTTGCGGTCCTTCCGCGCTTGAACTCTTATAGCTTGAAGCTCGCCCCAAGCAGAAAAACCCCTAGTGGCTATCACAATCTGCCTAAGTTCCTCCTCGGCGTCCTTGGCCCTTTGCAAGTTCACAAACGTCTCCATAGCGTTTTCGTCTGAACCAGAGAAAAGACTATTCTTCTTTTTCTCATGAGCAGCGCGTAAATCATCCACCCCATCGAAAAACTCTCCGATTTGCTTAGTGACATTAACGAGCTCTTTGCCCGCAGAAACAGCAGACTTAACCGCTGCTAACGCTGTAAAGGGGTCTATCATACACGTTCACCCACCTTGGCTACAGGAGGACACCGGAAGTCATACGGTATCCGTATTATTCTCGGGTAATGATAGTAAAAATACGAAACGTCTTTAGGACAACGATACACACACGCCTTGTGCATGTCGCCACCATGCATCCCCACCAACACAGCGGTGAGAGCGCACAACACTAGAACTCTCCGACAAACCTCTGTGGTCGGGCTATCGGACTAAACCGCCTGTTCACCATACCGCCAGAAGAATATTTACTTTTACCCGCTTTGCTCAAAGCAATAGCAACCGCTTGATTTTGCGGTTTTCCAGCAGCCATTTCTGTCTTGATGTTCTGGCTGATAACACCTTTTGATGTGCCTTCTTTAAGAGGCATTAGGTCCTCCGTAACATGGCTTCTCGCTGCACATCGATCCGCTCTTGGTTCACAGCGTTGCGGTTGTCCGCAACCTCTTCCTGTAAATCCAATCGAGCAGCATCCGTAACAGCACGTTGCTCCAGTCGAGCCCCCTCAAGTTCAAGATTCGCTTGATCCATCGCGGCCTTGTGTTGAGCCTCCATCTGCTTAATAGAAAGCTCCTGCATCCGTATCTTAACCAAAGGATCCTCTTGATCACCCTCTGGAGAATACGAAAGTTTAGGCATCAGATCCTTAATCATCTCCTCCTCAACCTGAGCCACACGAGACTCAATCTGCTCTGGAGTAAACTGCGCAGGACCCTGCTGCTGTAACGCCGCCATTTGTTGTTGAGCAACCATAGGATCCACCGCACCCGCTTGCGCCATCAACTGCAACTGCTGCATCTGCTCCTGCGGCTGCACACTAATCTGCTGAAGCTCTTTATCCACCTGTTCACGAGCCTTGAAACTAATGTGCTGCAACGCATGAGTAAACAATGCCGACAACACAGGAGGCGCATTCTGCATCATTGGTATCTCCAACAATGCAATATGTGCCGCCAAATGCGCGTCATGATCCTGCTGCGCAAACGCCTGCGGAACCTGCCCACCAATTAACAATCCATTCTCTACCGCCGGGTCTTGTGGCTGCGGAGGTGGTGGAGGCGGTGGCAAGATCTCGTCAATATTCTGCACCTCTAATGCTTGATACATCCTTCTATACGCCGCATGAAGGTTGTGCATCTGAGGGTTAGATTGCGCTAGCTGAAGTTGGGTTTGAGCCAGCGTCACCCTCTGAGACATAGAGAAAATGTTCGGATCAGAAACGGGGAGAACGTCGATCCTAGCATCAAAGTCTTGCATCTTAACCTGTTGTGGCGCACCCGCTACTTCGTAGGGGTACATCGGAGGAAGGTTTTCCGCAAAGATACGCGCCAACAAACGGAACTCCGTCCGCTGGGCGTAGTGCATACGTTTATGAATCGCAGACATAACCTTCATGCCACGCTCCAACATGGCAACCGTAGTCCCCACTGGCGTTTCCTGATTCATGTCCGACATCTGCTGATCAGCTAAAGCAACAAACCTACGCCCGTCGTTAACCAATCCACCCAACAACTGAGCCAATGTCGCAGACGGCTCTTTGTACGGCAACGGAACAATAGCGTCCCTGATGCTGCCACCGGGCGCGTCAATGTCCCTAAACTCTCCGGGCTGTAACGGCTCATCATCGTTGCGTACACGCACTCCACGGGCCTTAAATCCAGCAGGAAGGTTGGCTAACGTCCCGGCATCTATCAACTGTCGCAACAAGCTCGTCGCAGCGCGGCCCAAACCGCCAATCATATGCACCAAACCAAAGCCGTAGAAGCCCAAACCCGGCATAAACTTGTAATGCACAAAGTACTGGCGCTTCCGCTTCAACGGATCGTCCATGTCGTAGTTACGACGAATCGCTAAAATTTTCCCCGAAGACTCATCAATAGTCACAACATAAGGAAGACGAATACCCGTAGGTTCTCCAGTCTCAGGATCTAAATCCTCAAACCGCTCAAGATCCAACTCAACGTGCATCTCCAAGATCGTCAGAACATCATCGCTGTAGTTCTTCGATATCCCCTCAAGCTCATTAACCTTCTGCCTAACAGGGTCCTCTTCAGTATCCGAAGAAGTATTTAAATCTACATCACGATAAACCTGAGCAACCTGCATCTTACGAACGTCATTCTCGTCCATTCGCAATACATGCGTAACTCGCGTCGATGTCGCCAAATCAGAAGCAGAATACGGTACAACCAAATCCTGCGCAGGAATAAACTTCGCAACAGCCCGCTGCCGCGTTTGATCAAAATAGACCTTCTTAAACGTCGAACCGCTCAAGGGTAAATAAAACAACATCTGATCCATGTCCGGATCGTATTCTTCCATAACCTCAGTAATCTGATAGTTCATGAAGTCTTTTACACGATTGGCCTGCTCTTCTCGCTCCGCGTTCTGCAATCCCAAAACATTCGTGCGAACCGGACCACCCGCTGGCAATAACTCCTTATACGCCTGCGCCTGAAACTGCGTAACACTCTCGCTAATCATCGGATGCGTAATACCACTCGCACCCTCAAACGGAGTCGTGCGCTCCTCAGTCCTTAAACCAAGCAGATCAAGACCCTTAACATACGTCTCTTCCCACTCGTCACGAGAATCCAAATCCTCGTTATACGAAGCCCGCAACTCAGAAGATAACTCTCCCAACGTGCCTTCGTCCAAAATCTCCGCTAAATTAGCGTCAAAAGGGATAGCCTCGTCAGGAATCTCCATCTCCCCCTCACGAATAGCCTGCACTATCGCGCCGCCCTCGCCATCCTCAATAATCTCCGCACCATCCGGAAACTCCATCGGTACATCAATAGGAATTTCTACGTCTGGAAGTCCCGCTGTGTCATCGAGGTCCAACCCCGGTGCAACCATGTTAGGTGGTAAAGCCATTAATAATACTCCCGCTTACGGGGCCTCCATTCTAAACTATCCTCGTCTTCGCCACTCAACGAAATAAACCCGCCTTGACGAAAACGCATCAGTGCCAAGGTCATACTATCACAAAAGTCATCATGATCGCCATTAGGAAATGAAACTACCTCCTCAACGACCTCATCAGCAAACTTTTCGTGCATCGGGGCCCAAACCATCTCAGCCTCAAACAAAGGCGCAACCATGTGCATTCTCGTTATCTTATCATTCCCTTTGCCCGGTGAGAAGCCCAATGCCGGAATACCACGAAGCCGCAACTCGTCAATAAGTGGTGTACCCGTCGCTTTCGCTTCGACCAACACCATGTCTGGCTCCCAGTATTCGTGCTCTTCATAGGCAATCTCCTTGAGTTCCGGAAAATTCCACCGCCCGCGACGGGCATCCAACAAAATAATGTGATCAGGGCCACCCTCCTCGGGCTTAAATACCCCCCAAGTCGTGATCGCACTGTAATCCGCAGTCTCTTTCTTCGAAAACGCCGTGTCATACGCCTGCAAAATGTAATCCAGCCGTGGAATCTTCTCCTTATCCCAATCCTTCCACCACTCACGCTTGATAATCGCAGATTCCGACGCCGTAGGCTGCTGCTGCCACTGCGCATTCCACTTTCCTACCGGAAGTGACGCCTTAATTCCCAATAATGCGTCTTTTTCCCAGAACTCAGGCCATAAAGGCTGATCAGAAGGCATGATCGCAGGAAATTCCACAACCTCCCACTTGTCCGCCATTACATCACCGCCCTGCGCGGCAATCAAACGACCTGTCAAGTCCTTTTTTCCCCACCGAGTCATAACAATTATGATCGCGCCACCCGGTTGAAGACGCTGACGAGGACCAGAAGTGTACCACTCATACGCATTGTCGAACGCACTGTCGCTCATAGCGTCCTGCTCCGAATGCGGATCGTCAATCACAAACAAATCCGCACCACGACCCGTTACCGCAGCACCAACACCCGCCGCAAAGTACTCGCCGCCACGGTCCGTCTGCCAACGACCCGCACCCTTGTTGTCTTCCTTCAAATTCGTGTCCGGAAAAACAGACTTATACGCAGGATCGTCAATCAAATCACGAACCTTACGACCAAATCGTACCGCCAACTCAGTGTTGTGCGTAGCCTGAATGATCTTTAACTTCGGATTCCGCCCCAAAAACCACGCAGGCATCAAATAACTGGCAAACTCAGACTTCGAATGACGAGGCGGCATATTAATAATTAACCGCTTTAACTCGCCCCTCGCTACCCGCTCCAACTTTTCCGCAATAACCCGGTGATGACGACCCTCAATGAAGTTCTCATACACATGATGAGCAAAAGGCATGAACTGATCATGCGCCTTTTCCCTCAAATCTAAGGTCTTCTTAGCCTCAGTTAAGGCTAAAATCTCCTTTAACGCTTCTTCAGGTAATGCCTGTAAATTCATTACCTAAACGGATCTACATCCGTAGGCATCCCGCCATACGTTGTGGGCATAAAACCCCGATCCGCCGCAGCTACACCAAAATCAGGCATCGGCAAAATCCCCGGAGTTCCGCCCGGAGTTAATGGAGGCAACGTAAACGGAGACTCTATCTGAGTATAATTCGGACTCCCAACAACCGTAGGAACCGTCGAAATCGGTGGCGTAATACCCGGAAACGGAGTCACAGGGTCTGGGCCCGGCTCCGGAGCCGCATCCGTAACGTCATCACTAGGAACACACGCATTCGTCGCCGTGTCCATCCGATAACCCTCCGGACATGGATCAATCGGCGCAGGAGAACTATCATCACCAGATCTCGTTCCACCCTGAGCCGCAGCCTCGTTGCGAGCTATCGTCGCCGCAGTCCGATCAAGATACGCCTGAGCCTCTGCCTCCGAATAACCCGCAGCAATCAAATTAGCCCGCTGAGTAGCAGGATCCCCAAACCCAGCATAATAACCCATCGTTACATCGCCCGCAGCGCCCTTCAACATGTCCACCATGTTCGGTAAACCACTAAAAATACCAGTAGCCTCCGTAGGACCTTCCGCAGCAGCCTCGCCCACACTCGGACGGACCGGGGGCCGAGGACCCTGATAAACACTCGTAACACCTCCGCTGTCTGGGGCCGAAGCAATGACCTTGGCCTTTCGAGCCTCCTCACGAGCCTTCGTTATCCTCGCATCTTCCTGAGCCTGAGCAATGCGAGCCGCCTCCTCACGAGCGCGTTGCGCCTCCGCTTGAATGCGAGCTCTTTCTTCCGCCTCTTTTTTCAGACGCTCAATCTCACGACGTTGAGCCTCCTGCTGCTCGCGCTGCCTCTCCGCAGCCTCACGTTGAACACGAGCAATGCGAGCCGCCTCCTTGCGCTCCTCTTCAGCACGAGCCGCGTTTCGAGCCGCCAACGCAGCAGCCTCTCTCCTACTTTGTTCCGCCTGCTTCCTACGAGCTTCCGCAGCCGCAGCCTCACGAGCTCGCATCTGTTGCTCGCGCTGTCTGTCCGCTTGTTGCGCCCGCTGTCGAGCTTGAGCCGCTTGAGCCTGCTGTCGAGCTCGTTCCGCATTAGCCTGCGCGTTGGCCCGCGCTACCTGCTCCGCAGGAGAAGGGCGATTCGGATCAGTCCTGTCGG